TAATCGGTGCTGACCTATACCAAATAAATCTGATGTCTCCTTTATAGATAATAAAAGTTTATCTTTCATACAATCACCTCCAGTCTTGAGGTAATCATAATCTTTTTACCAGTAACCTACGTACGGAAAAATTAAGAGGGAATGCTATTCACACGCCCTCTTAACAAATACTGATACTACTCCGTTTTATTAGCCTTATTATACTGTGCTGTGCTAATTCCAAGAATAACTCCAAGGAATGTATCAATAGCTGTAATCGTACCAACAACCTGCTCACCATATGGGAGTCCCCAAATGCCTGCAAGAGCAAAATATAAAGTACCAGCCGCTGGAAGCAAATACATTGCAATCCATTTCAGTGTGTCGTAAGTCTTGTCATTAAGTTTCATCATGTTCGTCCTCCTTATTTTGAATAAATTTATGTATTGGAAGTTTATCGACCTCCTGCATAGTTCTTTTAGCAGAACCGTTACCTCCCAATTTTTCATATGGTTCAAAAAGATATACTTTCAAATTTTCGTATTCATCCTGAGTAATATATCCTCTCTCAATGTACGACATACCAAGATACATAATCCTATCATGTGCTAATCCAATAAGCATCTCTGTCTTTACATCTTTGTTTTCTGTTCGTTTTGATAAATACGCCCATAATCCAGAAGACGCAAGTACCGAACTGAAAATTGTAATTATGATTTGAAACCAAGGTTCCATAATTCCTCCTTTTTATGCGGCTAATGAAGCTGCTCACAATTGACTATAGCAGTGTTTTGATAATCCCTTCTCATTTCACACTCGTGAAGATTCGTTGGATAAATCGTGTTGGCTGCCCGGACATTACTCGTAATCTTTCCCTGTAATTTCCTTATACTCTTCTGCGGTAATCCAGCGACCAACTGCTAAGCGTACTCTACGCTCATCCCAGAGCTTATCATCATAATAGTCTTTAACCTTTTTAAAGTTTTTACTATGTTCCATATTGTTATTCCTCTCTTTCTAATTTACAGTTCTACATCCTGCATCATAGCTAAGAAGTCAATATTAGAAGACATTTTAGCCATAGCCAGTTCCATAGCTGAGAACTGACGTAATACAAACCAGTATTCTCCATCCATTTCAGTAATCTGGACAAGATCCATATTTTCCATAACCACTTCATTTTCAGGAGTTTTTACTGTTACCTCTGATAATTTTCCCTCAAACATATCTGCTGTAAGTTTAGATGCTGAGATATAGTTATCACCATTTTTTCTAAGGTTTTCAATAGTAGTGCCATCAGACAATACCATAGTATAAATTAAATCTTCCATATACTTATCCTTTCCTATAGATTACCCCGCCCACAAGGGGCGGAGATTTTTACTTAACCAATGATTCCATACGGACGAACCCCAAGAGAGCTAGAAGCGTGGCTGGATGCCGGATAACCATGGTGGTACACAAGAGCGAAATCAGCCGAAGAAACGATGTTCTGTAGCCAATAAGTTTCTCTTGTCTTGATCATTCTTGTGTTAAGCTGCATAAGTGCCAGCTGTGAATTGCAAACGCTGTATTTTGTAGAAATTGTTATTCCGTCATTTGCTGGCTCGAAATAAGGTGTTCCATATACCATAACCTCTGACATAAGTGCAACTGTCTCATCGAGCCATGCTCCTCCGGACGGCTTTCCATTTGCAACTGCATTTACAAGATAAGTTCTATGCGTAAGGAGCATATCTCCAAATGCAGCTTTAAATTTCGCTTTTGCATTATCCAATCCTGTTTTATACATTACAGAGCCTACATATCCCCCCTCTGTTGTATTAGTCGCATTCATCTGACCATTATAAAGTGATGATGCCGGAACAATAACAAGGTGATGCTTTGTGAAATCTGTATCGCCACATCTAAGGAAATAGTCCATATCTGCAATAACCCAGGTCACACCGCCAATTACCCAGTAATCCCCGATAAACAGGTCGTCAAAAGTTCCATTTTGAACAGCTGTCTTCTGTGCTGCTGTAACCGACGAACCAAGATTCTTTCCTCTATATACATTACGATGATTAATCGCCGATACAAGTCCAGCAAATTCTACTGCTGCATTTGCCGCTGTCATTTTCTTTGTTCCACCAGTACCATCTTTAATAATCACATCTCCACTATCAAATCTGGTTGCTTCGGAATAATCCGTTACTTTAGGCATTTTCTTCAATCCTCCTTAAAAATAAAAAAAAAGCCTTAGATTTCTCTAAAGCCCTTTGTAGTCACTGTCTAACATTGCATGGTCTGTTACATATCCTAATCTACTGATAATACTTCTTATAAAAGTATCTAAATGAGATACCTGCTGTCGTAATGATACAACTTCGCTCTCATCAGCAAATACTATACGTCCCTGTATTTCATTACCGCTTGAATCGCAGATGTTCTGTCCTGATGAGTCATAAATTGGCTGTAATACGGAATGTTCATTAGCAAGCTGTGAACCAAATTTTCCGACATCTGCTCCAAGAATTTCTTCATATGCTGCTTGTGCTAAAGATGCTGAATTTGCTGCCGCTGTTTCAGACTTCTTGGCATTTGTTGCTGATGCTGATGCATTAGAAGCTGACGATTCCGCTGCATTCTTCGATAAAGCGGCTGAATCAGCATAGCTTTTCGCATTCGCTGCATTTGAACTTGCTCCACTCGCTGAGCTTGCCGCATTAGATGCTGACGATGCCGCTGCGTTTGCTCTTGAATTTGCTGTACTAGCATATCCAGATGCCTGGCTTGCAGAGCTTGCTGCTTTTGCTGCTGCATCAACTGCCTGTTCTGCATATTGCTTAGCAGTGATGTATTCCGTTGTTGACCTTATGCTCTGTTCCTGTACAGGGTTGAAATCAATCTGCACAGCAATAGCCCCACTGGATACAATCTTATTGTTTAGCTCAATCTCTACAATAGGATTTATTTCTCCTGCTAACGCAGTCATCTGCTTTGTAACTTCAAAATAAACCGTATGCATAGCAGAATCCCATCCTAATGCTGGGTTATATACAAAGTTACCGTCAACCTTACCACATCTTATATTAACAGTTGCACCGGTAGGTATTGTATACTCAAGTCCATCATTATATAGCTTTACCGCGATAATCGGTAATCCCTGATCATACTGTACAAGATGAACCGGACGTACAATCTGCCGGGCTGTCATATCGGCATATGTATAATGTACAACTCTATTTGAGTCTGGTGTATATACACCCATTCTTAATCACCTCCTAAATCAACGCCAGTCATCATTGACAAAAATTCCACATCAGAACGAAGCTGTTCTTGTTCAGAAGTATCTTGTGTAATGTCTTCACCTTTATTTGGCTTAGATACTTCATTATCTGCCTCGATTAATACGAGGTTCTTATCTTTCAATTCTGTAGTATTTTCTTCCATAAAACCTCCTAATAATCATTCCAACCTGCACCAATAAGAACGCCTCGTTCAAATTTGAGATATGCGTGTCCACTACGCCATCTAGCAGCGGTTCCATTATCATTCATAGAATCAATCTGTACAAAATTCATAGTTCCAGTTATTCCACCACCATTTTCCCAAGATACATTTTTGAGTTTATAGTAATGCATATCGACATTACATCCTAAATTTATAGTATCGGCATCATAGGTTGTATCATTTGAATTATAGCCATTTCTTTCATATAAAAGTTTAACTAAATAACTTTGACCACTTTTAGGCTGTGCAGCCCATGTCATATAATCGCCATCTTCATCTAAGTCGAACACAAGACCTCTACGATTGTCATTTCCAGTCCAACTATTCGTACCTATTTCTCCTATGTACTTATCGGCATACTTATAATGAGACGCCCCAGCATTAATATTGGCTTCTTTACTACCGGATTTACAATTAACCTGTTTAGCAGTTATATTTAAAGCGTTTACATATGTTGTTGTAACTGTATCCTTAGTGATTTTGGTCACATTAGCCTTTGTCTGATACCCTTTATCTTCAACAGCCGACATAGTTGTATATTTACTATCGTTCGTAAGTTCTGATACTTTTGTTGGAATAGACGGAGTGTCTGAAATATTTTCATAAGAAATCTGAACATCTTCTGACAATGTTATTCCGTTCCTATCAAGTCGAATAAGAACATTTCCATCTGTATCCTTTATAAGTGCCGTACCATTTGAGTTGTTCTTTCCGCCAAGAATCAAAGTGCCACCGTTTATACGATTTGCACTCATTGTCCCAGTCTTAACGAAATCCGCTACAATCTGACCATCCTGTGTCATAGCTAAAGCAAATGGACCATTATATCCTGTTGAAGAATATCCTAATCCACCTTTATTCCAGCGCCATACTTTCTTAGCAGTAGCAATATCATCTGTATCCATAATAAGAATTTCATCCGGATACTTTCCACCGGTGCTGCTGTGCATAATCACATAACCACCAAGACCTCCACTAATCAACTGCGTAGCATTCTCAATAGCCTGTTGCATAAATGTTTTGGTAATAGTATCAGAAATTGCCTGCTTTTGATCAGAAATAGTTGATGCGAGATTTGTTCTTGATTCGCCAAGTTCAATTGATACATACTTATTACTGATTGCATCATATATAGTTTTTATACACTTTGCTGTAGCATTAACATTTAACTCTGGAAATTCAACGCCTACTGTATCACAAAGATGTACATCTTCCAAAAGTGCATATTTAGCATACTCAGAAGATTGTGATAACTGTACAAATGATACAGTCAATGATACAGCTGGTACTCCTATATTGTTTGCTTTCATATAAGAATTAGCTCTTGTTCTGAGCTGCTCTTGATTTGGTTTTTCCTGCCATTCCTGCGATAAATCCAGTGGATAAATCCTTGTAAAGTTATATGTACCAGATGCTTTTACAATCTTCTCATTTAACTGCACAAGACCTTCCTGCTCCGAATACCAGAATGGATAAACACCTGTATAGACAGAACTGCAATTCTCTTCCTGTTTCAAATCAGTAAGATTTTTTCCGTATCTGATGCTAACACCTCTATCCGTGCCTCTTTTATTCCAAAGCTTTACGTTGAACTTATCGAATTCATACTCTCCTCCATACACATCAAGGATTGAACCATCAACACCTCCAAGAAGTGAACGCATACTCGATGGTTTGAGAACTGTCATATTTGCAGTTGTAGTTTTATCTGTTGAAAATGAAAAAGGACAATCAACCGCTGATGCGGATTTCATATTAATAAATGCATTTTGAACTGTGTCGGCTGCAAATGCTGATACTGGGTATCCAGACATATCGTAACTTATATGTTCTGCATTTATTGTAACAATTCCATTGATTGGCTTTGTGATTGCATAGATTCGGAATGGTTGTGGGTCAGAATAAGGATTTGGCTTTGCCATAATGATACGCCTAAGCTGTAATTCCTTATATCTGATACCTGTAACCGGATATTCAATTTCAAGTTCGAACTCTCCATTTCTTTCTTCAGTAACTTCGCAAGTAATGGCGTCACTTAATGTGCCTAATCCATTCGTTGTGAATGATGTTTCTGTAGACTCATGAAGAGTAATCATAGTGTCCACCATTTAGGTATCACCTCCACACTTGTTATTCCACCAGAAAAAGAAATTTCGTTTTCGCCTTTTATAAGCTTCGGAAATCCGTTGCTCAACGTTACAAGTGAATTGCAATTTGTAGTACCTTTATAAGCATCCTGTAATTCACTATCGATTGTCAGATACGAGCTAATGTTCGAAATAGTGATAACATAGTCACCAATTCTCAGATTACCCTTTCCAGAACCGTTCACTTTTATAATAGGAAGCGATTTGAATCCTGTGGGATTTCTTAATTTGCTCGTTGCTCTAACAATTACTGGAATATCTCCAGATTTAAGAAAACGCTGAGGTTTACAATCAAATGCAACTGTAATACGCCCAGCGTGCTGTAATATGTTTTCAATTGTTCCGCCACTCTTATAAGCAGCAAGTCGATAATATTCCGGCTCATATGAATCTTCCAACTTAGCATATCCAGACGCAGAGTTAAGCCACTCCGAAATAAAATTTGCCATCATTGTAAAATCCTTATTTTCAGCACCAATAGCTATGTCATAACTTCTTGATGCATTTTTATACGACCCTTTATCGACATAAATATCCCCGTTTCTTCCAGGAATATGTGTAACTTCATAGTCCTTTTCCGGAGTTTCATATCCAGGCGGATGCTCCACTTGGATAGCGAATTCTTCCGATGAAATACCATTGTAAATAATTACGCCCATGAAGCATCCCTCCTTTCAACTTGTCTCTGAATAATGTTTGATACTTCTTCTGCAATCTCTTTAGGATTACTTCCCGTGATATTAAATGTATTTTCGAATGAATTTCCGCCGTTGAAGTTTCCAACAGCATCTGAAATCTTATCTAACACACTGGAATTATCAGTTGCTTTGTTTCTTACTTCATTAATACGATTACCGGTTCTATTGGCAATGTCTAATGAACCAGATAACGAATACCCGTCAACACTCTTCATCATACTAAACAACTGATTAGCACCATTTTGAATATTTGACAGATCCATTACAGGTCTTATAGTAGGCTCTGTGTCTATATCGGAACTAATCAAATCTGCAATAGTTGAAAGTGTATCGGACATTGCGCCAACAGCACCTTTTCCCATATCAACCGTAGCGTCAGATACTTTTCCAGCATAAGCCTTCACACCATTAATAAATCCCTCATCAGTATATCTACCAATTTCAGCAAATACTCTTGATGGTGAATGAATGCCAAGAAAATTCTTTACACCATTCACAGCACTCTTAGCCGCATTAATCGCTGAATTAGCCAAATCAGAGGCTTTATCTGTAATACCACTGATAAGTCCACCTATAATATGCTTTCCCACATCTTTGAAGTCATTTATTTTATCTTGAATAACCTGCTTGGCATTTGATATCAAATCACGTACAGTTTCCTTAAGATTTGATAATTTCTCCTTGATACCACTGATAAGTCCAGAATTCATTATCTTGGAACCAACTTCTTTGATATCAACAACTCCACCAGTAAGTACAAGAACCGCTGCGCGAATTAATGCTTTAAACAAATTTCGTATATCATTTGCTAATCGCTCGGAGTTATTATCTATAGCACTAATAATGCCTTCGATGAAACTCAAGAGCAAATTAACACCAGACTGAATCACATCTGGTAATTTTTGAGCGATTCCATCGATGAAATTTAGTACGATATCTATAGCAGTTTGAACCACCATTCCGATATTATCTGCAATTCCCTGTAGACATGCAATCAGAATATCGAACACAGCCTGTACAATTTCTGGGGTATGCTCAGCCAAAGTTTGAAGAGTTGTAACCAGTAATGTTACGAGAACTTCGACCAATTGCGGCACCACGTTTGATATCGCCGCTAGACAAGCCGTAATAATAACGACCAGCGACTCTAAAATTTGTGGTGCAGCACCTGCTAATGCAACGCAGAACTGAGCTATTCCCTCTGCTAATTTGATCAATACGGCTGGAATTAAATCTGCCACACCTGTAATGATGACTGCCAATGCTGCTACAAGTGCTGTCGCTCCTGCTGTTCCAGCTGCGGCTATCGCAGTAAGTCCAATTGCGAGTGCCTGTAAGCCAAGTCCAGCAGCTAATAATCCTGCTCCTGTCGCAGCAACTCCTACACCTATAAGTGTAAATGCTCCTGCTAACGCTAGAATACTTGGAACTATCGGTGATAATACAGCACCCGCTACACCTATAATTGCAAATGCTCCTGCCAAAGAAACCAAACCTTTGGCTATTGCTTCCCAACTCATAGCACCCAGTATACTCAGAACTGGTGCCAGCACCGCTAATGAAGCACTTGCGATGAGTAATGCTGCTGAACCAGCCAATGTTCCATTCATAAGATTTAACGCTATCGATAGTTCCGCTAACGCTCCTCCCATAGTAACAAGACCTTTACCAATCTCTTCCCATGTGAAATTTCCAATTGTGCTTAGAACATTTGACAATATTGTGAGTGCCGTTGCAACTGCAATAAGACCAACACCGGTTGATACCATATTTTTAGGCATTAAATTAACAGCTAAGGTAATTTCTGCCAGTGCTCCTGCCATAACGGTCAGTCCTCTGCCAATTTCATCCCATTGCATAGAACCGAAATCCTCTACCGCTGATGCCATAATTTTCATCGCGCCTGCGATAGCGATTAAAGCAATACCCGTAGATACAATATGTTTGGCATTACCTGTAAGGTTTGTAAATGCTGTAATCTCTGTGAGTAATATACCAATACTTGTGAGACCTTTTCCAATTTCACTCCACTGCATAGAGCCGAAATCTTTGCAAGCAGATGCTAATACTTTTATAGCGGCTGACAGCACAAGAATTCCTGTTGCTGTTGATACTGCTTTTCCACTAAATTTAGCCGTATTCAAGAATAAAGCTATTTCTGCCATCAGGACACCCACTCCAGTAAGTCCCTTACCAAGTTCTCCCCAACTAAGTTGTGATATATCTTTGCAGGCAGATGCTAATATCTTAACAGCTGTAGCCAGGAATATAAGATTGAACGCGCCTTTGGCAATTGTCTTTTCATCTTTTGAAATAACTTTTGCGACTCCAGCCAGCACACCAGAAATTACTGTAATACCGGTAAGTCCTTTCGCTATCTCATTCCAACTCAAAGAAGCAATCTTTTTCAATGCTGATGCAAGAATTAAGACTGAAACTGATAATCCCAACATAATTGTAGCCGTCTTTCCAGCATTCTTAAGGTCGCCGCTTATCTTTGTAAAGATAGCCATAGACGTCATAAGTTCTGCAAACAATCCTGTTAATGCTGTAATAGCTGATGCTAATTTCGCAGAGTCAATAAGTGAAAGTACCACAATCGCACCGGTAAGAATTGCAATCGCACTGGCAATCTTAATCAAAGTTCCTGCTTTCAATTGTGTCTGATATGCCTCAAAGCAACCTCTAACGCTATCAAGAATTCCCTTGATTTGGTCTGTTAGTTTCGTAACATCGCTCACTGCATCTGTAATTCCTTTTAGGAACTTATTGATTCCAACAGCAATTCCAGCTAATGAAATACCGCTAAGAACATCAAACACACTTGAGAAATTGACATCACTGATATCTTCTACAAATCCACTTGCAAGGGTTTTCATTGCTTTTGCAATACCAGTTCCAATAGTCTTTACTCCTTCCCATAATGCCTGGAGTGCTTGTAAAAACTTAGAATTTTCGAGTGCTTTACCCATTGCACCAATTGCAATTTCAACACCACTTCGCATTCCATCAGCAGCTTCTCCAACTTCTGACATTCTTGTATGTACTCTTTCCAGAACAGAATGAATAACTGCAAATCCGCCGGTATCATACTTTTGCTTTATAGCATTTGCGAATCTTGTGACTGCATCAACCGCCTTATCAATTAAATCTGTTGCTACTGCCACACCTGTTTTTATATATTTAATCACGGTCTGTATCGCGACATTGAATATGTCTGTTTTCTTGATAGTTTCATCAAGTTTTACAAGCCAATCTCCGAAGCGAGCTGTCACAGATAAAATAGAACTAGCTAAGTCGCCAGTCCCTCCTAATAGAGAACCTACTCCTTTTGCAACCGCTACGAATGCCTGCTTAACAATGTCAATTACTGCAAACAAACCTTTGAATGTTCTTTTCAAATTTTCTGAATTCGTATCACTGAGTTTCAGATGTGCTGTCAAATTTCTTAACGCATCTGTAATGTTATATAATTGTTGCGCTGTCATCGGAGGGAAGATTTCACGGAATGCTTCTTTCACTGGTTTGATAATACTAAGCACTCCCTCGAAAGCGTTTCTTGCCGCTTCTATAAGCGCAGTTCTTCCTCCCAAGTCTTTCCAGCCCTGTAACATACTATTTCTGGCATCCGCTGATGAATTTATAATCGCACTGAACGTATCACTCATCTCCGTGAGTAATTCTTTAGCTTCTTCGAAGTCACCAACGATAATTTCCCAACTCTGAGTCCAGCCAGACTGTGCAGCTTCCTTTAATGTGTCAAATAACTGAGTAAATGTCTTTACTTTCGTAGCGGCATCATTTGCTGTTTGACCCATTTTGATTATTGATGCTATCTGTTCGTCGGTGTAGCCCATTGTTCTGAGCTGTTCCTCATTTAAGTCACCAGTGAACTTTGATAACGTTTCGGTTAAGATATCTGATGTCAACCAGCCTTTACTAAGGGTTTCTCTAAATGACCCCTCGTCTTCTATCATTTCATCAATGGCAATTCCATGCACTCTTGCGGTTTCTTTTAGAGCGTCCTGGAATACCTGACCACCCATACCAGCATTTACAACTGAGTTCCAGTCCTGTAATTTTACTGTTCCCGCTGCCAATGCCTGCGATAACTGATACATTGCTGTACTTGCCTGTTGTGAATTTGAGCCAGATACAGCTGCAAGGTTAGCAATGCCTTTAATTGCAGCAACCGAAGTATCCAAATCAACACCAGCCGCTGTGAACGTACCAATGTTACGTGTCATCTCTGTAAAATTGTAAATGGTCATATCTGCATAGTGATTTAACTCATCCAATGCATTATTAACCTGGTCAAGTGTTGTACCTTTTGATGAGGTATTTGCTAAGATTGTCTGTACAGCATTAATCTGTGTTTCATACTCTTCAAAACCTGTTCTTACTGGGTCAATCGTTAATGCTGACACAATGCTTTTTCCAGCATTAATCGCTGAATTTGTAATGTTTGCTAATGCTGTAATCGCCATGACCTCTAATGCTGAAAATTTAGCATTAACGGTTTCAACAGCATTCGATAATCCAGAAAGATTTATCTTACCAGAGGCTTTTTCTACACTTTCAAGTCCTTTCGTTGCCCCCTCCATATTCAGACTCTTTTTAAGTTTGTCTATGGAAGATAAGCTTGTCTGAATATTATTTTCAAACTGTTTATTATCAAATCGCATTTCGACGACTCTTTGATCAACAGTTGTACTCATAGACTTGTAACCTCCTTCCACGCCGATTTGACAATTTCGTCAAAAATAGGCTGAATAGCAGGATTGATATAATCTCGACCCTGTACCCAGCCTCCGTTACGAGTTCCATGTCCATACTGCAAAATAATTGCAATTGGAACTCCATTTTGAATATTCGTGTTATAAAAGCTAATAGATACTGAACCTTTCTCCTGCTTGATTTCGTAATTCCACGAATTTGCAGTTTTTCCAGTATCTCTCGGCGTAGCAGACGCAAGGGCTGCCACACCTTGGCGACCATATTTATCAAGGTCACCTATCCGTGCTACTTCTTTCACTCTTTCCAGATATCTGGTAAGCTTGTGGAAGTCGCCCTTTTGTCTGAAACTGATCATATGTATTTACTCCTACTTAACTCTAATCTTTGTGCCCGCATAAATCAGATCTGGATTACTAATACCATTAAGACGCACAAGGTTGTCAACAGTAGTGCCATTAGCAGCAGCGATTTTTGATAATACATCACCAGACTGAATTGTATAGTATTTCTTTTCTGCTTCACCATTTACAATTCCCTGTACCTCTGAATAACGGTCTCCCAAAACAGCCTTTCTTGTATCACCATTGCCATACTTTCCAGAACGAACCTCATTTGCCAAATCATTAGCAGAAGCTTCATAAATATGGTTAATGAAACTCTGTATCTCATCATATCGTGTTCCAAGATTGTTTCTTCTGTTATCACCATCTCCAAATTCGCCCTTCATAGTTCTTTCGGCTAATTCAAGAGTGGAGCCATCTGGAGTATTAACTTCCGGCTGAGGTGTTGGTTCCGGTGATATACTCTCTCCATTTACAGCTGCATATGCTTTCCAAGCATCAGCGTCACCATAAAACTTATCAAGGTCGAGATCTCCGTTGTATCCATTAATCCTACCTACTGAGCTGTACTGTCTAATAGCACATGCATAAGCCCCCTCATTCCAAGGTGTCTCCTGGTAGCCAGTTTGTGTGTAATCCGGATACTGCGCAATCCATAATCCGTAATCGCCAATTCCGTCGATTCTTTCCATAGCACTCTTCTGAATATAGACAAGCGGTTTTACACCGGTCTTAGAGAATACATAATCACAGAATCCTTTAACCCAATTGAAATCGTTCTGACCAAATGTTGGATTATCCTGTCCTTCCCAATCAAGACAAAGAATAGCTTCTCCAACGCGATTTCCAACAACATCAAGGAAATGGTTTGCCTCTGCAACATAGTCGCCTCCCTCGGCATAGTGATAACATCCGACTAGCTTTCCATTTTCTTTTGCCTGCTGATACTGTCTAATAAAATCTTTGCTGACAAATCCTGTACCCTGAGTAGCTTTCATAATTACAAAATCAGCGGCAACAGCAGATAAATCAATACCTTCCTGCCAACCGCTGACATCAATACCATTAAGTCCCATAGTATTTCCTCCTATCCTTTTGAATGAAATCTCTTTCTATTTGCAGCATTTATTGCAGCGTGCTGACGATATAGTTCCTGCTGACTCATTTTCTTTTTAGGTTGATTCTTCTCGTTGAATACCCTTATCAAAGTAAGCAATCTGTTCAAATGCCATTTCTGACATTCCATAGGAATATTGAAACTAATCATCCAGTAATAAATGAGTTCCGCTGTAATCTGCTCACGATTTGTTGTTACTTTCTTTTTTGTTTCAGTGAACCAAGTAGCAGTCATTGGTAACGCAATATACCGGTTCACTTCTTCTATGTTTGCTATTGTTAAATAGTTGTAGCAATCATCTGGTACATTTTGTGTAATGGTCATACATCGCACATAGTCGATAATTTCCGCTGTAGTTTTATCTTTCTTGTTTATAAAAGGCTTATTCCACTTGGCTTCCCATTTAGCAACTGAAACCAGAGAATGCTCTAACTGTAATTTTTGTTCCTTTGTATAGATGAACTGTTCATTCTTTTCATCCCATAATTCAACTGAAGGTATTACGATATTAAGCATCTGTACACCTCCCAAATGAATTTACTGTGCCGTTCCAGAAACAACTGTTAAATTCTTATTCTCTGCTGCTGACTGTGCCGCATCATCCTTAATCTGAGGAATGATTGCATTGATAAAATCAGAAGCAGCATTAACATCTCCAGATAAGAATAATCTCTGAAACAGCACGTCATATGCCGGTGATTCCGTGAATGCTTTGCTGATTTCTTCTCCTTTTTCAAGCCTTCTTCCATCTGCCGACTTGATGCCGTATGCAGATAAGATAATCTTCTTAAATGAAGCCATAATTTCTGGAACATTCTTGGCATTTACAATTCCCATAAGGTACTCAGCAAGACCACCAGGCATACTTACCTCTAACTCCGTAATCTCTGTTTTGCTGAGATTAAAATAGTGGTCTTCTGTTCTTTCTGTCCCGTTGAAATCAACGTAAGTAATAGTTTCTTTATGCATTTTGAATTTCTCCTTTCAAATAAAAAAGCGACGCCAGCCGAACTGAATACGTCGCATAGACTGAATATTTAATTAACCTTCTGTTGTCATCATAGAAATGATTTCATCAGGCATTGGAAGTCTTGGCTCTGTAGATCCAGAACCATCTGTTCCATAAAGAATACCTTCCAACTTCTGGAGTTTGGTAGCATCAACCTTTGTTGAGTCGAATGTCATTGTAGCTGTTGCTTTAAGTTTCTTACCTTTAACAGCCGCAGTAACTTTAACAGGTGTTGCACTGTATTCCCAAGACATAGCCAATGGCTCTGGACTTTCATTTACAGATGAGTTCTGTTTCTCTGATGGAGAAGCAAGGCATCCCCATGTTAAGTGAAGTTTATAACCATGGTCATTTGACTCTGTATCATTTCCGAGAATAGTCTTATACGCAAGACCAAATTTCTTACGGTTCTGCTGACCCGCATATACTCCTGGTGCAATCTCTACAGAACCATCACATTCGGCGAACTCATCCGGAGCCATATATGCTTCAATAGTTCCGCCAGCTGTTTCGGCAGACATAAGATTAAGATATTCAATGTTATCTGCATATATCTTATTTGACTCTGCTCCTCCAGGACTGTCTGTAATAGAACTCACACCATTCCAAGCAACACCCTTTGTATAGCCATTTGTCTGAAATGGATAAAGAGCGACTTCACTGACACCAGTTTCAAACAATCGCTCGCCTTCATTATCCCATGTAAGTTTTGACATGTTGATTTCCTCCTAATAATAAATTTCATATACTGTGTGATTCAAATTGTCCTTGGTGTAGGCTGTATTGAATCTGCACATTGGTAATTCAGATATTTTGTCTACTATATCGCTATCCGGATTGCTGTCTATGACTGTTACAGAATAACGATTTGAAGACAAATAAACCCTGTCATCGGCGTGCCTCTTATCTTTTCCATTAAGGGCATACACAATGGCAGGGTATTTCATACTAACAGATGCTGGCGGTTGAAAATAAGCTCGGCACTCTTTCCCTCTCTCCGGGCAAGCTAATATACCGCAAAGAATACTATGCAGTTTAAGTCGTCTGCTCATTATAAACACCTCCAACTGTCAGAATTAATCGTGGATACTGAACTTCTACGCTCGTAATTTTCCACTTAGCTCCCATAAATACGATATATCGCATATTCTGGAAATTCTCATAAGCAAATGGGTCAGCAATAATACTAAACTCATTTGAAATATTAAGGTTATCATTAAGTGATGTTCCAGTTTCATGCTGAGCCTTACTCCTATTAACATCACCATAATGGTTATGCTCTACAATACGGTCTGTCCATACACCGGGAGCTGTTTCTTCTGATACGGAATAACCAATTGCTCCAAAAAATTTACTCATTTTGAAATTTCCTTTCTACGATTTATCTTAGGCTGCTAATCCTCCGGTCTGCTGGCTCTTATTGTCTGTAACATCTTCCTCAATAGCAATTGCAGAGTAGACTCTTGTGAGAGCTCCGGAGCAACGTGTCTCAAGAAGTGATTTCTCCTGATTAAAGTCGATATCAAACTGAGTGAAGTGTGTAATCTCTCCGCCCTTTGTTGCTCCAAGTGAATAATCCTGAAGATTTACCATGATAGCGATGAGTTTCTTTGTCTTACCATCAGATGTCTTTCTGGTCTTGTTAGCAAACTGCTCAGCTGTCTCGATTGTTCCAACATTTAATGCTGTAGCAAGTTCTGCCTTAGAAGAGTAAATTCTTCTACCAGTAATATCTCTTGCAAGAAGCATTACATTTGCCATATGAGGTGTGCAGTATAAATCTGGAGTACCTGTTCCCTTATAATCTTCTCTTGCATAAAGTAATGTCTGTACCATTGCCTCTGCATATACGAAGTTATCGCCGAAATTAGCTCCGGTATTTGTTCCCTGAAGTTCAGCCTTCATAGCTGTAATGTCAAGGTCCACATGAATTGTATAAAGATCATCATCGAGCCAGATAGGTCTGATATGGTCTTCTGCAATCTTATCGTCAGCCCCCTCTTCACGACCATCACCGATCATAATTGCTCTGGCAAGGTCTTCGTTAAGGTTCATACGATCAATGCTGTACAGATATGCAACATAATCGAAATCTGTAATATCGACAATATCATCTCTGTTAAGAGCACTCTTTGTGTAAACTGTCTGAGGGTCAGTTGTTCTTCTTACAAGGCTGAAATTACCATTCAGCTTCTTCTGCTTTCCTTTCTTATAACCATGAGACTTGAGATCATCGATATATCTAATATCTGCCTGTGTTGTTCTAATTCGTGACATAGGTGATTTATGTACTTTAGAAATAACATTACCGACCCAGCCCTGATCATTTGTGATAAGCTCTGGTGCACCAGGTCTCACATCTGCATACTCTGGGAAGAGTTTAGAAATATCTTCTGAAGATACACCACTGCTTGTTGCATCATGCTGAAGAACATTCTCCTCTGCATACTCCCTTAAAGCGTTCTTAAAAGTTCCAACTGTTCTCATCTTTGCTTTCTTAATAATTGCAACCTGGTCAGCATGAGAAAGTGTGTTATCCTGTGCCTGTGCACCATTCTCAAATACGTTATGTTTCATCGCCATTTTATTATTTCCTCCTTCATTATCATCTGAGTCATCATTGTTTTCTTTGTCTTCCATAATTGTTCCGATAACAGCATACACAGCAGTCTTCTGCTTTTCCGTAAGTGAGTCAAAGACATCTTCTACAGTCTCATCATCCTCAGACTTTTCTTTTTTCTTATCTTTTGAGTCCTTGGTTTTCTCTTCGTCATCTCGTTTGTCGTCAGAGTGCATAAATACTGTTACACCCTCGTCATAACAAGCGATAATCCCGGAACCATCTTCTCCGTGAGCAATTACATCATCAATAAAAGCTCCAGGATTAGCTCCCGCGAGCACAAGACTAACCTCTCTGATTAATCCGTGAATTACATCGGAACCTTTCTGCATCAACTGGTTTGCAAAGATTGAAAGTGACTTTACATCGCCATGCTGTACAAGCTCTTTTGCAGTTCTACCATTATCCGTATCATTAAATTCACAATACGCATATACACCATCTTTACGATTTTCAAGATGTGCTAATCCAAGTACATCATTAACGTCATTGTGATTATGGTTCCATACTAATGGTACGGTCTGTCCATTCTGTGATTTAAAAGCGTCTTTTTTAATTACACGACCATCACTACAAGTAAGGTCGTTTCGTGTGGCATAACCACCAAAATCATACTTCATTTTGAATTTTTCCTCCTATATCTTGATTTTCATCATCAGTCTGATTTGCTGTTCCAGAGTCAGATTGTGATATATTACTATTTCTCAATTCATCCGCCTTAGGGTCATCAGATGGTTTCCATCCAATTACCTGACGCATTTCATTTGATGATGCTACTTCATTTCTCGTAAACTTATCCGTTATCTCAGCAATTTCACTTATTGGTACAAGTTTGAATGGATCTCTAAAGAACTTAATTGATTTGTTCTTTGTACGAGCGGTCTTTGTAAGGAACTTACGTTTCATTTCATCAACAATCGCTGACAAAATCGGTTCTATCGTCCTATTGTAGTAATTAAGCATTGTCTTCTCATCAGCTGTTCCATCTAATATGCTCTGAGTGATACCTAACTGGCTATATAGCATACTCGTCAAATATTCAATCTGCTTCATCAGATTATTCTCAACTGAACGATTTAACTGTGTAACATGCTCCGTTCCATCAATATACGCAATTCCATACTTTGAGCCGGATAACTGTTCTTCTATATCTTTCCTTCGAAGTTCAGCCTGCTTTCTTCTTGCATCTGATTTGATAACATATGGTAGCTGGATAATTAAATCCAATTTTCCAGAACTACTCTGTTCATCAACAGCATCCAAAAGATTCAACTTTCGAACCAATCTCTGCATTGTAGAATTCGGTTCATTAATAACGGCATAAAGCGGATTTTCAATAATTGCTACGCTCCTCTTAGGCATAGTAATTGTCTGTTTTACACCTGTTTGTTCGTTATATACTTCGAGTTTTACATGCTGTGGATACCAGTCAACTACTTTTCCTACTCGCATTGACGTTATATCAAATCCGTTAGATATATCTGGATCAATTGTAGTATCAACCGGCACTATCGCCACAACACCTTCATCCATCATCGACATAACAACATCCTGTATAAATGCCCTTCCCGTCTGGTCCAGATTTGCCTCTAATGATAAGCAATCATTAAGTCCAGATTTTATAACATTTAAAAACCGCCCTTCATCATCCAACTGAACATGCTGAATGTTAATGGCGGCTACATCTAAAGCTATTCGATTGTAAACAGAGGTCACGATAGAACGCTCATTTCCTCTTGTGAGTCTAAATCTGTCTGGTCGATATGCATATCCTCCACCTATACCATACTGATAATTGGCAGTTGGGGCTCGATTCAGAAATGCATTCCAGGCGTGTTTCAGTCTGGAGCCAACTGTTAATTCCATTTTGAATTTTTCCTTTCTTTTTTTATTTTAGTGATGTGCATAATAAGCTCTGAGTTTAGAATTTTCGGACTTATTTTTAGCATATCAATGCAACGATTTATAACCAAATTTGGAACCAAAGGTGTGATTAACCTCGGTAAAATGGTACCAATTGTAGGTGGGGTCATCGGAGGCACATTTGATTATGCAGGAACAAAAATTATAGCTTCAAAAGCTAAAGATATTTTTTTATATGGAAATATAGATTAGACCTTATTCAAACATATCTCGATTGAGCTTATATGCGACATAGGCATCCATCATAGCTGCCACTGCATCAATTTTATCAACATATCTTTTCTTTAACAATTTACGGTTTCCGTTAGTATCCTCTAAAGTAATACAGTTTCCCATCGTAAATGTCATAAGCTCTTCATCGAACAGAAGCATTCTATCTTCTGATAATTTCTTTAATTCTCCAAGTGGAACTGATTCTGTCTTAGCTCCCTGGATTACTTTTTCTACACCAAATACACCATTTTCCTGTTTCCAACGTTCTACGAAATCTTTTGCGTTATATGGGTCGTACCCAAAACACCTTACATCGTAACCGCTTTCAATAATGTAGTTATCCAAATCTTCATATACTTCCATCATATCCAGGACAGTTCCTTCCATAACAATAAGACTGCCTTCTTTGATGAACTCTTCATACTTCAATCTCATTGCAGGCTGCAATTTCATTAATGTCCTTTGCGTTATGTAATTTCGTGTCTTTACACCAAATGCACCATTCGATAATGGAAACAGAAATGTAAATGCACAGAAATCATCTCCCTGCGATAGGTCTCCACCCAAAGAGCAAGGCAATTGCCAGAAATCTCTTTTTCGATGCGGCAAAGTTTCTTCATATGTGAAGTAATACGTGTAACCTTCCATTGGTAGACCAAATCGTTTTGCCAGTATATCATTTCTTGCAGCTGGAGCTTTCTCTGCTCTTTCAACATCAAGCTGATATGTTTCATAACTGACAGTTTTTCCTAAATTTGGATTAGCTTTCAACCACATATCTGGATTTGAAACTTCTTCAACAGAATCAAGTTTGTACCACCAGATAGAAACATGAGGGTTAATATATTCACCTTTTAGGATGTCCTGCAATTCCATTTTGATTGTATCGCCTGCTCCATTACGGACTGTACCCTCAGAGCTAATAGCAACAATCAAATAATCATCTACCTTTGATGCCCCCTGTTCAATAGCACCAATTACATCTTCTCTGATATCTCCGGATAACCATTCATCAACAGTTGCAACCTTGAGCTGCAATCCCTGTAGCTTGTCTATCCTCATCGGACGAATTTCCAATAACGAACCGGTAAGAAAATTTTCTATTCCTTTCTTGGTCGATGCCAATTTAACTCTATTGGCTTTTGAACCGCTGGTGTTCATTATTGAGCCATCTGTAAGAAATTTATAGAATGGTCCTCTTGAACGCGTAATAGCTGTACGAATAGGTGATAAGACTTCTTCTGCCTGTTTCATTGTTGGTGCAGTTGTAATCTGGTGTGTTGTCGTGATATCGACATTAAGAAAATAGTTCTGTAAACAAGAACCATACATAGATTTTGCGGCACCTCGTGCTACTATGAGGTACTGCTTGTTAATAAGCCTCTTTCTGATATGCTTTTTAACATAATGCCCACCATGACCGTCTTCCGACGGTTCATAGACACTTCTTTCAACGAAATAATACCAACCAAAAATTTGTTCAGACCATACTTTAAATGAGTCAAGAAGATTCAGATCCGAACCATCGGTAAGCGTTAATTCATTTTCGCAGTATAAGATAAATCCTTCAACTGCTTTATCATCGTAATATACTCCAGGATTTGCAATAAGGTCATCAATACGGTTCATCTCCATAGAGATTTCCTTATTTACTGGTATCTCACCTCGAATAACGGCATCACGAAACATGCCGTAATATTTCGGGACGGCTGTGTTTGATAATGCCATATCTTACTCCTTATTTACCTCGCAATTCTTTAATGCTTAATGCGATACCAAGAGCAGAACCTGTTACCACCAGTACATCACCTGCTACTGATAATACATTCGTAACACATTCTCGTCCCTTAGATATCTTCGGCTCTTCAACTTCCGAAAATAATTTTTGGTATTGCTGCTCAAGTAACTCTCTGTTGATTCTGTCTCGCATTTCTTTATCAGACATATTTGATAAATCCATACTTTTTCTTTTAGGTTTCGGTCGCGTTTCGCTTTCCATTGATTTTAGCTGGCGAACCATAGCCGAACTAGTGTCAACGATTTTTTTACTTCGTTCTAAATCTTCCCTAGCCCATCTATTAGGATCCGGATGACTTGTATCAATTCTGTTATCTTTTTTCTTTGCGAGATTATCTCTTATATCTCTGTCATATCGCTTTTTACCACGAGGTGTTAAAGAGCCATCTTTGTTCTGATAACGGCGAACACCCCATCTCATACCTTTGATACCATGGTGAGAAAGCGACGCATCAGATTCAGTCTGAGTTGCTGTTACCATCTTCCATCACCTCCTGAATTTCAGCCATTGTTTTCAACCGCCACTCATATTCATTTGCTTGCGTTTTACAGCATTCTAATGCTGCAGAACTAATTGGCGGATCGAACAGTAATCGGACTTTTAATACCATATAAGACTTTACAAGATGATAAAGGCTCATATCTTTTATAAAATTGGTCCAAATTGCAGTTTTATCTTCAATCATAAATCCATTAGATGGACCTACTCCTATTTGTGTTAATATGGTAAAAACAGAATTAATATGCGTGATGATGTCTAAATCAAATGCATCATACTCTTCTGTTAAACCTAACATTTTTTTTACTGATAATAAAATGCTGTCTTTCATTTCATCTGCTGCCATATAATTACTCCTTTTCAGGATAAGTAATATGAATGTAATCAGCCATACAATAACCATCTCCTGCTTCGATATGAACAGCATAAAAACCATCAATGACCTCATCATTTACAAGTTCTACCATTGTACCAACAGGAATTGTTGCTATAACATCCGCTTCTTTATTTGGTTCTTTTCTAACTCTCAGATATCCGCAGCTCTCAATAACACCGAGAATTTTTATGTTTTCATTCTTTGTATCTGAAGCCGCTGTCTGTACTGACTGATTTTCTTTTCTTTCCTCACTCATAAGTAACCTCCTTCTAATGTCTCCATGGACACATATCATTTTTTCTTCTCTCTACAGGTGCATGTGGTAATAAGCTCGAATCGCCATAATGTATAGCATTGTGAGTATTCAATACCGTTGATATCAGATACTCTGGATTGAGAATGTCGTCATTTCTATTTATGATGTCCTCTGGTGTAATTGGATTCATGTGATGAATAATAATGTTCCCTTGAATTTCATATCCATCGCAAGCCAAATCACATCCTCTATCTCTAACGATGATTTCGTTCCTAAGTCTTTTCCACTCTTTTGAGTTATAAAAAACTTGATTCAAATATCTGTCAAAACCAAATGTCTCTATTCCAACAGAACCATCTAATTTCAAATATTCAAATCTTTCTTGAAATGTTGACAAACGGATAAGCTCTGTATATGTTTTAATCATCCCACTCATATTCATCGCTCTCCCTTTGTGAATCCTGTCCACTATATCCTCTGAAAGCATCAAGGGCATTCTTGTATAATTCCTCTGCCTGCTCAGAAGATTGAATACTTTTTGTTTTAGCCTCTGTTAATGCTAATTCTTTTTTTGTCTTCTCTAATTCAAGCTCTGCCTGCTTTGTTCCGAGCTTTAAATAGTGAACAATAATTTGCGATGGTGCCTTACCAGACCTCATTAAATCCTCAGCACAATCAGTTGCAAGAGAGATCATCTGTTTCTGTCTTGCTTCTGGTGTGATTGCTGGTCGCATTCGCTGACTGGCAGTATCAGAAGATGAGTCTGGCTTAACTTTCCTCATAGTTACCGCCTCCTTTTAAATAATTTCAGCACACTTTATATAAAGTTTCAGCAGGGTTTTAAAGAGTTTACAGAGACTATTACTACACTCTTGTATATGAAAGGAGACAACCTTTAAAGATGAGCCAGCCACCGCTCAGTAATAATCCTATAAACTCTTTAAAACCCTGCTGATATGTCAGAACATTTTTCAAAAATTTCCCTCTGGGGAAAAAATAAAGACCGCCGCGATATAGGTGGGGGTATGTTTTTTATGCACCCCCCTATACCCTTAAGCAGTCTGTGTAATATTTAGTGTTTTCTTCACTTTTTTGTATATGTTTCTAAAATCATATTTGATGATTTCGTCTATTGCTCTTTCGATCTCTTTGTCATTCTCTTCATCCGATAGCTCATCCGATGTCCTTGCGATGCGACCAAGATACGATGTCGAGTGATAGCCTTTCTCCTCATCATATAGCATCCATTCAGTGAACTGGTCGAACGGATCATAAGGGTTGTCAATTGTAGTCAATGCACACTTAGTTACATCCATTTTCTATGTTCACTCCTTTCCATTCAGATACTTAGATACAGTTGAAGTAGATACTCCTAAAGCTTCGGCTATTTCAGATGTACTGTAGCCAGATGCGGATAGAGCTGAAATTCTACCCTGTTTAGCTGTACTGAGTGATGTTGTGGCACGAGGAGTAGCCTTTTGTCTGACAACATCAATGTTAGTATTGTTTAGTATCTGTGTTAGCTTGTTCTCGCTGATAGCACCAGCCTGTATAGCCTCCCATTCCTTATCAGTTATATCTATAGAAGTCCTCTTAGCTCCTACAGAATTGCGGGCTTTCGATAGAGCCTGCTGACTCGCCTTCTTAATTTCAGCCTTTGTCATATCTGGGTTGTCTCTTTTCTTAGATTGAACCTCTGCATTGGCAATAGTCTGGGCTTGTCTTTCACGAGGGGCATTCATTAAAGCAACATTTAATTTTCCCATAAGGGAGTCTACTTCAGACTGATAGGTTGCTTTTGCAGAAGCAGAATAGGCAATCTTTCCAGTATTAACCATTTCTCTTCTTGCTTGATTTGCTAAAGACTTCATAGAATTTGCATATTTTGCATACGCTTCTTCTTGTGGGGTGCCGGATGATAATTCTCTTGCATCCTTAACTTCAGCCATCTTTGTACTCTTCTGGGTACGAATTTTTATTTTTCCATCTTTGTCTGTGTATGTCTCTTTAACTTCTTTGTAACTGAGAGAACCATCTTCATTGATAGTAGGACTTCCTTTTCTCTTTAATACAGAAGTTTCAGATTTTGCTCTTGAGATAAGAGTAGACGCGCCTTCATGATAGTGACCATTTGAATCTGTTGTACCTTGGTATTTCTTCTTCAAAGTTGCAATATCGTTATCAATTTCACTCTGCTTATAGTCAAGCTTATGTTTTTGAGCATCGATAACAACCATACTATGACGAACAGCTTTTGCTAATTCCGGTTCAGTAGCACCCTTCAAAGTCATATCTGTAATAAGGTTAGAAATCTTACCCATTTCAGTCTGAGTATTTGTCATTCTTTGGTATGTTCTACCATTTCTGGTGTAATATTCTTTTCCTTTAGAATCTACTTTTACAGGTTTACTAGAATCTGGACCATATTCATCCTTGGTATCAAAATCCTCCAATCCTTTTAAAGAATGTGTAGAAGTAATTTTTACTTTGCTCTTTGAAGAATTACAAGGTATTACCATTACGGTATCACCATCAAAGTCTGCACCAGACAATCTATCAGCATTCTTTTTATTAATACCAATGGCGTCAGCTGGAGTATTACCGAGAACCCTCTTTCCTTCAACCAGCTTATTGTTCACTTTTAAAATTGGTATCTCGAAAGTTCCTCCATGAGGATAACGAATTAATGCAACTGTTTCACCATCTTTATAGTTTGGTGCATAAACCTCATTATCTTTAATGGTTGTCAATGGAAGTATTACCTGATATTTTTGTCTTGGTAATGCCGCTGCCTGCAAATGCACAGCCGCTGAATCGCAATCATCAGCAAAGGATTTCAATAAAGTTTTCTTTACTGTAGGATTAGTTAATGAACAAATTTCATCAAATTCGGATTGCTTATCTGCTGTTGCGAGACCCAACTGCTTTTTAATAAGAGATAGACTCTGTTTTGATAGGAACTGAGATGGAAGTGTTTTACTCCATTCGCCCCAATCTCCTTCTTCGGCTCTCTTATTGATTAAAGACAAGCTCTGTTTCTTTCCAGTTACGGGGTCTGTATACTTTCCTTTTGGATCATTATAATAACTTTGACCGCCGTGTTCCTTTATTAAAGAACCAAAAGGATTATCTGGGTCATTTTTAATGTCCTTAAGAACTTCCATTTTAGGAACAGATTTTGATTTATTGGTATTGAAAATAACATCAACTCCATCTGGCATATCATCAGAATAGACAGCCATTCCCTTTAGATATTTCTTTCCATCTACCATTATTCGAACCTGTGCGTAATGCGAATCGCCTAATGATAAATCCTGGACTCCTCTACGAAGTTCTATAACACCATCTTTGTTAATACCACCATCTTCTTTGTATCTGATTGCAAGTCGATTAGAATCCATACTAGAAGGGTATTCAAAGCCTTTTCTAAAAGATTCACCACCATCATAAGAAATATAATCTTTTACAGAATGTACATCCTCATAATTATAAATATCCTTATGCTCTGTTCCAGGAGGACAGATTACTTTTATGTTTGTCTGTTTTCCAGGATTAGTAACCTGTGGAACTCCACCTCCATAAATCGGATAACCTTCCATTTCCAAAATATAAAGAGCCTGGTTAAGTTTCTCTTTCGAAACTCCAAGCTCTCTTTCAACTCCGGTACCGACATCAATCATACCTTTTTCATCAATAAGTTTTCTAAGAACATCGGCTGTAGCTTTCGCCTGGTTCATTCTAGCTTCAGAATTTTCATTCAATAAAGACCTTACAGATGAGTCATTTGCAAATCCCATCTTATCTGCAATTTCATTCAAACTGTAACCCTTTTCTCGAAGGTCTTTGGCTGTTGCAACTTGCACTGCTCTTCTTTCATCTTTAGCCAGACTCATTTGTGTTCTAAGCTGAGTTGTTGTAAGTCCCATAGTCTTAGCAATATC